ATACTAAACAGCCTTGTAAAATATGTAACGTGTGTAGCAAAGTCTGCAAGGTTCCACCAACCTTCAATAGTAAAATCACTAACACCTGCTAACGGTGCCCCTGTAGTTTTCCAGTATCCGGTACCGCCATTGTTAGCTAACGCACCTGAACCAAATCTGCTGGCTGACGATATTGTTGCTGTACCATTTGTTATTAAATTCTGTGCGCCGGCACTATCTACCACTGCCGCATTGGCAAAGTTCAATAACAATGAAGGTGCTGTAGAGTAGTTTGAGGGAGTTGGAGTATATATTGCCGGAGAGCTAGCTAAATCAACTTGTGCGCCCCAAATATAAAATCCGCTAACACCGTCACCGGTAATATTAAAATTATTTCCAGAAGTATTATATGGACTGACAGTAATATTACCTAGAGTACCGGATGCTATAACTCCAGTAACGCTTACTCTATACCAACCATTTCCTGCGTTTGTTATTGTAGAATTTATATAAGTGCCAGTGCCAACGGCTGCTCCACTTGACACGGTTGATGTAGTTAAATTAAAGTTTACACTAGCACCTGAGGTATACGCATTGTTTACAACGTTAATATTGCCTGAAAATAACTCAGCTGATTTAATGTAAACTGAGAACGTATATGTATTACCAGCTGTTACTGGAAAATATACTCCAGAATTTATAGCAGGACTAATAGTCCCGGTATTGAATATAATTTTTTGTGCAGATGGAGTGCCATCTGGTGCAACTGCGGCAGCGGATTTTACTGTTATGCCAACCCAATTCCACCATGTTCCGTTATTACTAAAATCTTCACTGAAGGGTAATAAATTATTTGTCAAGGTACTAAATGGTCGCATCATTGGACTAAATGCCGCAGTATAGACCGCACTACCTATAACAATCCTTGCACTACTGATATATCCATATAGTGTATTACCATAACTGTTTACACTATAAGCACTTGGAAAATTAGTATCATAAGATGAACCAACTTGTATTTGATAGCTTGAAACACTGTTATAATTTGTAGTGTTAGTTCTAGTGTTTACAACACTTCCGTTTAAAAAAATTCTTTCAGTATTGCCGCTATCTCTAGTTACAGCAATGTGATTCCATGTATTTGGGGAACATGCGGCCGAAGTAGTAACTCCTGCCCCAGTAAAGCCCCAATATATAGTTCCACTATTGCTAAGACTTAAAGCCCATTGTACGTTACTAGCATTGTTACCTTGGCTAAAAATATAATGACTACTATTACCGTTTGGTGTACTACCCTTAGGAATCCAATAGACCCATGCTTCAACAGTAAAAGTTCCGGTCGATAGCGCATTGGCCGAGGATGCAGTAACTAACAAGTTTTCGCCGGGGGTGTTATTAAACCATCCGCTAGCACCATGAATAGCTGGATTATAAGTAGTGTTAGCAAGTAGCGGAAATGGGCTGAAGGACCCCTGTGTAATTACGCTACCTTGTCGTGTAATTGATAAATTATTAAGACTGCTATCTATAAAAGTATTATTTTGTCCACCGGCAGGACCGTTGCCGTCTAAATGCAATACAACACTACCGCGATAGGGATCTTGATCAACACTATAGGTTGGTGTGCCATTTAAACTAGCATCATACCCTAGAGTTTGACTTGTAGTTGTATTAGTAAATGGTAGATAAAAACCGTTAGTGCCATATGTTCCAGTGTAAGCTACCGGTACCCATGCGTTATTAGAATCAGATTGTCCAAATAGTGTCGGTTGAAGTTGTTGTCCATCTACAAAGTTGTGTTCTGCTATATAACCATCAAGTACTACATAGGCTGTTGTTGGAGGATTATAACATGCTCCGGTAGATTCATAAAATCCACCATTAATCATTGTTGTATATCCTTGTGTAGGATATGTAGAAGTACTAAATGATGTTACTTGCACACCGTTTACGTAAACTTTTACCCTATTTGCACTAGTGCCTTGCGTAGTATCCATAGCAACAATTATATGATACCAAGCGTTAATATCTCTAAATACTTGTGTAGTTACTACAACAATATTATCTGTTGAGTTCTGTGTATCTTGTACAACTAAGTTATCAGTTGCATTAAAATATAATCTAAATAAATTAGTCTGGCTATTATCTCCAGATCCAAACAAGCCATTTCTATTGCCTGTATTTGTTCCTGTACTCGAACGTTTAACCCATGCACTCCAAGTCCATGTCATTCTGTTTCCTAGACGTGGGGTATTTCTATAAAAATAACTAGTACTACTTGCTTTACTTCTTAAACTATTAGGTATAGGTTGATATAAATTTGGCTGCGGCCATTGATTAGCACGATGATATTGAAGTGCTTCGTCCAAGGTCCATACTCCGCTAGCACCTTTAAGTGAAGGAGGAGTTTTTGTACCTTTTAGGATTCTGCCTGGATAATTATTCTTTGACATTGCTTATTTAACCGCCGTAATATCTTATGATTACAATACCCGATCCACCACTACCACTAGTTGCGCCATTAGTACAGCCACCACCGCCACCTCCGGTATTTTGTGTTCCAGATACTCCGTTTCCTGCTACTCCTGCACCGCCGCCGCCTGATCCGCCACTTCCTTGGCCAGCACTTCCTGGACTACTTGCACCACCACCACCGCCACCATACGTAATTGATGAACCGCTAATACTGTAAGGCAATCCTGGGCCGCCGTTGCCTGCCGCCACTGTGCCTCCTGCAAAACTAGCACCTGGGCCTCCAGCTCCGCCTCCGCCGGCTGCTTGACTGTAGGAGCCTGAAGCTGCCAAACCTCCGTTGTTGCCTTGACCGTAGGTTCCTGAACCAACAAAGCCACCGCCAGCATTCATATTTCCTGTTCCGCCTCCACTGCCACCCGATTTGCCATCTCCGCCGCCACCTTGGCCACCTTGTCCGCCACCGCCACCGCCACCGTAAGCAACTACGTTTGCAAAACTTGAATTTTGCCCGTTGCCTCCTTGAGACGTAAATGCGCTAGAACTAGTATTTGGTAAACCACCTTGGCCAACAATTACGGGATAAGTAACTCCGGGAGTTACAGGTATGCTACTTGCGTAAACAACACCACCGGCTCCACCACCACCACCATTATTACAACCACCGGCTCCGCCACCGCCTACTATAAGAGCTTGCACACTGGTAACACCTGCGGGGCAGGTCCATGCGCCTGAATCCTGGAATATAGCTACTGTGGGCACACGATAACGAATAATTATAACGCCGCTGCCGCCAGCACCGCCAATATAAGAAGTAGATGCCCCGCCTCCGCCACCACCTGTATTTGTAGCGCCCGGATATCCTGCACCACCGGAACCGCCACGGCCGCCGCCGCCAATTCCGCCTTGACCAATAGTGGCTGCTCCTGTATAACATCCGCCGCCACCACCGCCTGCATAATATTCTGAATTTCCAGATATACTAAAAGATAAACCAGCACCACCGCCGAATGCACCGGTTGAAATTACAACAGGAGCGGCACTGCCTGCACCGCCGCCACCGCCTACACCGTAAGGGCTTGAAGTAAATCCGCCATTGCTTGCACCAGAATTTCCATAACCAGCAGACCCAGAACTATTTTGTGTGCTTGACCCGCCAGCATCTGTTCCTCCACTATCTGCAGAGGCACCACCACCACTGCCCCCATTACCGCCAATTTGAGTTGTTCCCGAAACTCCTGTTGCTTGTCCACCACGTCCGCCACCTATAGCCGTTAATGTGCCAAAAACACTATTACCTCCAGCAGTGCCAATAGCACCGCCACCACTATCACAATATCCTCCATTTCCTCCAGAACCAACTGTGACAGTATAGGTTGATCCGGGAGTTACTGTATATGCAGAGTTATAAACTAATCCGCCGGCTCCGCCACCGCCTGAAGATCCGCCGCCACCGCCTGCAACAACTAAAACTTCGACCTGAGTGACCCCTGCTGGAGCAGTCCATCCTGCTGATATAGTAGTTGAAAATTTTTGTGTTACTACCGCTAAATTTGAAACAGCTGAAAGTTTAGGTTGAGTAGATTTATATTTTATAACAACAATTCCGCTACTACCATTTCCGCCAGCGGCTGTACCTGAGCTTCCGCCACCAGCTCCACCACCACCAGACCCGTAACCTGTAGCATTTGCTCCTGGATTACTTGTACCGCCTTGTGCTCCTGCGTTTCCGCCACCGCCCAATCCCCCTGTTCCGCTAGTACCACTATATGCGCCACCACCACCACCACCTGCGTAGGTAACTGCTGAGCCGCTAATTGTTAAAGTTAATCCTGGTCCACCATTTCCGCCAAATGTAGATCCATTTGCTCCACCTTGACCACCGGCTCCACCACCGCCAGTGGCATTATTAGTTGCAGTTATTGTGCCGCCAGAATTTCCTTGTCCTGCTATACCTAATCCTGGAAGACCAGTTACTGCCCCTGGTGGTACGCCGCCTCCGCCACTACCGCCACTAGCACCGTTATATGGGCCTCCTCCATACCCAGCTCCGCCACCGCCGCCGCCGACAGCGACCAATGATCCAAATTGGCTGTTTAATCCGTTTGATCCGTTACTAGAAGATCCAGCTGTAGCACCAGCGCCACCTGCTCCTATAACGATAGGATAAGTAGTACCCGGCACTACTGGATAGGATGTATTATAGATTAACCCGCCTGCGCCACCACCGCCACCACCTTTATCACTAGAATTATGTGCGCCGCCGCCACCGCCACCAGCAACTACTAAAACTTCTACTGAAGTAACGTCAGTTGGGCAAGTCCAATACGAAGTTCCTACACTAGTATAACTTTGCACAGTTGATTGGTCGTCAATTGAACTTTGTTGCTGTAGATCTAATAACTTATAAACACCGCTAGCTGTTGGACCAGCATCATCTTGTGATCTAGTAACAGTTGATCCGTTAGTTGGAATGTAACTTGTAGCAGTAGGACCAGTTTCAAATTGTGATCCCCAGATATACAAAGTTCCCGTTGAGGGAGTTGCTGCCGCACGACTTGTTGTATTAGCATCTGCTAATCCAATAATTGGGCTTGAGCTGTTGGAACTGTTATATGTGCTGGTCCAAGTAACTCGCCACCAACCGTTACCAACGTTAAAAATATTTGTGCTACTACCGGTACCCATTGATGATGCAAGCAGTGTACCGTTAATTAAATTATATGTTGCAAAATCAATTCCTGCTGGTGCCGCCGCACCACCAGCCCACGTAGTGACATAGTTTGCACCCGGGCCTGCTTTAACAAAGAAACTGTAAGTATAGACTCCGCTTACTGATAACCAGCTGGTTACTGCGCCAGGGCCAATAACTTTAAATCCAGATGTACTACTACCTGTAATAGAACTGGCAGTTAGTGTACCGTCTGGTGCAATAGCTGTGTTTGCTGTTACTGTTAAAATTGCTCCGGAGTTATTAAACGGTGTCCAAAAAGCATTAGTATATGCTGTCGAATATTGTATTAAATTGGTTGCAGATGGCTCAATTAGGACTGTAGGATTATACCAACCTGTTCCTGAGGTTAAATCAGGAGTGTAAATTAACGGTAAGAATATGCTTGCTGAAACACTAGTATTAGTAACTGTTAAGGCATTGGCACTAAAATCGGTAAATGCATTATTTTGACAAGTTAATAATGTGGTTTGTGTTCCTGTGATTGCACTAATATTAGTACCGCTAGACTGAGTTGCAGTTAATGGACTAGTTGGAACTGTAAATGCTCCGGTATAAACTGCAACACCGCTTACTATACGAACATTACTTATATATCCTGTGTTAAAATTATATCCGGCTGTATAATTTGTTCCTATTCTAATTTGTGTAGATGTTAAATTAGAAGAATCTGAGGTAGTACCAACACTTGCACCATTTAACCAACAGGTAGTTGTTCCACTTGCTCTAGTGACCGCTACATGATACCATCTATTAATAACTAAAGTTTGCCCTGTTGAAATACTATAATTACTTCCAGATCCAAAATATAATACACCACTACTGTTAACATACACTACTGAACCGTTAGTATCAGTTGATCGTGTATCGATGAACATAAAATAAGTTTGGCCGGCTGTAGGAATAGAATTTAAATTAAACCAACATTCAGTAGTAAATGCATTAGTACCAAATGCCGTCATTGTAGCAGTTAAATATGCACTTCCGTTAAAATATGCACTGTAATAGTTGCTAGCTGGAACACCGTTGAAACTATAGTTAAGACGAGGTTGATTTACAGGAGCTGTAGTTAATAGCCCTTGATTATTAAAATATGTACCAGTTGAAGCACGACTGACAAATCCACTCGTGTTAGGTTGTTTGCTAGTTAGGACGCCACCTATGAAACGGTTTGCCATTTCTCGGGCTCCTTAGCTGATTATTTCGTAGCTGACTGTAACTGTTAGAACGTTGGCTGTACCAGCTGTAACTGTTAAACTAGTATTTTCTGGCAAATAAATTGCTGTACTTTTATCTAGTGCGATAAGCGAAGCATTAGCTGGAATACTTACAGTACTGGCCATTGCAGTATTTGATCCACCACCTGCTGCCGCTGAATTGTAAAACAAGCTAAAGTTGCAGGCATTTGTACCATTGGTATTGGCTACAATTACATTATTAATCTTTAAAACTTGGTTTGAACTAGCGGCATTGCTTACAATGCTAGTATTACTGGTTGTGCTTAGACTAGACACGCTGGTTGTGCCTGTAATTGTTTGTACGTTTACTATATTTGGGGCTGTCATGTCCTATTCCTTTTGTATATTTATATTAGCTAAAGACAATGGCCATTGCTATTGCTTTTCCGGTACTTGCAACTGCTTTTCCAGCTACGTTGATTGTAGCACCAGCACCACCGATGTTAATTGTACCAGTAACACCTGCAAACAAGTTAGCAGTTCCAGAAACTACGTTAGTAGTTATTGTAGTTGTTCCGCTAGTACCGTTTCCTAGCACACTTAAAATGTTGTTATTAGCTGAACTACCCATGTACATAGTAGTTGGTGCACCAGCATTGGCAGCCACGTTAATAGTAGTTGCCGCTCCATACTCGTTTACAGTAGTAGCTATAGTATTAATATGGTTGAATGTTGTATTTGAAGTGGTAAAACTTGTAGTAGCTTGGAATGTGGCTGTTTTAATAGTACCGTAAGTAGCACCGACAAAGTCGCCACTGCCGTTTTCTGTACCAGTATTATACCACTCTAAAAATCCACTGTCGTTAGCTAAAACTAGTGCGGCATTTTGATCACTACCGCTATAATAGTGCATGCGTAGACCAATGTCTTTACCGTCATTTGTTGCCCAAGTTCCGCCTACCCCACCTGATGGTGCATGTAGTTCAATTAAGTTGTCAGTGTAAATTGTATTGTTACCTTGAACATAGGTTGTGCTACCGTTAAAAGTGGCACTTCCTGTAACTATTAGATTGCCGGGAACTGTCATGTTACCACCACCGCCAACTGATAGTGTACCTGAGTTGTCAGTTAGGGTAATTGTACCAAGTGTAATCGAACCCGGACCAACATATAAATGTCCCCAACGTTTAGTTGGCGTACCTAAGTCGTATCCTAAATCAGTACTAGGAGCAATAGTTTGATATGTTGCACCTAGATAACCAGTAACTGCTGACTGTGTTGGTACTTTAACAGCACTACCACTACCACTGTTGATTGTAATGTCTGTTGAGAATTCGTTGATGCTGGCACCTAACTGTGCGCCAATTGAACCTAATCGTAAATTTTGTAGTCCACTAAGACTAAATGCATTGGCATTTAGTGTGGCAGCACCAGTAGCTTGGTTAACTGAGAAATATTGTCCCACGTTAAAGTTACCAGCTTGGTCAGTACTTACATAGTAAACACGACCTGGATAGGTAAACACAATTTGATTGCTTGGAATAGCATTAGCTGGCACTACGTTTGGATAGTTAGTAGCCGAGATACCACCGGTACCAATGTACAAGAAATCATGTCCTTGTAGTCTAATCAAACTGAAATTATAACGAATAGTTACCGCAGTACCGTCTGTACTGGCCGCAACTTTTTGTTGTGCCAATGTAATTGTTATAATACTACTGGTGTTGACCCAACTGCCGCTGACTGCTTGGATAACATAACTGGTTGAATCACCGGCAAATGAAATACTTGCGCCAACTGCTGGTGACGCTGTTAGGCCACTTAGAATAATTAGGTAGTTGGCCTGACCGCCTACCACTGTTGGTGTCATCGTAGCACCACTGGTAGCACCAGTTACCACGTTGGTGGCATTGAATGTGCCATATAATTGTTTGTAGTACAAGTATCCAGTTTGTACACTGGTCACTGTAGCTGTGGCCACTGCGGTAATTGTACCTGCTACTGTTTGTGGTCCTGCTGTAGATCCTGCAAAACTAACACTTGATGTTGTTACACCTGTAACAACTTTAGTACCGTTAAATCCTGAAGGTGTTACACCTGCTACAATAATTGTTTGACCGATAGCATAGGGATTTGCTCCCTGTGTGGCAAATGTAATTGTGCTAGTGCCTGCTGAACTTGATGCACCAGTTGTGGCCAGTGATGATGTTGCGTTCTGACTGATTGTTTCTGCTGACTGGAATGTACCGGTTAGTGTCACGTTGCTGTAGGTCAACATGTTGCCGTAGACTGTACCAGTTGTGGCAGTTTCACTAGCTAGGTAACCTGCACTGACAGCACCATACGTACCATAGCTGTTGTTGCCCGACAATGAACGAATCTGTCCGCCACTTGTAGCCACATATCCAAAATATGCGTAGTAGGTAAACACTGAAACTGCTTCAACTCGTCCACCGTTCAATGCCCAAATACCTACACCGTTGTCCATAACGATATTGTAGGCCCAGAATACCATGCTGACGTTGCCGCCAGATTCAAATGTGCCGTCTACGATAGCGCCAACACCACCGCTTGACTTGGCAGTACAGTCCTTGATATAGGGACTCTTGTTGGTAATAGTAGTTGCTGGATTTAATCTTAAATACACACCGCCAATTGTAGCTGTGGTAATATCACTAGGTGTGCCGCCTGCGACAAATCCAGTCATACCTGTCATCAATACACCTTGTAGAAGCGTACTGTCACTCATGTAGAACATGGTACTTAGATTGTTGGCTACGGGACTTGCATCTAAACTTAGCCAAGTAAATGTAATTGTACCGCTTGGGGTTCCGCTAGGACCAGCTGATAGTATAACTTGTGTGGTACTGACCACTGTGGCCACTTTAGTACCTGCGGCAATGTTAGTACCGCTTACGGTCATACCAACATAGACTGTGCCAGTTGGACTGGTAATGTTTAGAGTAGTACCACTAGAACCTGTAGGATTATAAGTAGCTGTTACTGTACCACCAACTTTAGGTGTGATAATAGTGTCGCGCATGCCATCACCAACAATACTAACGTTGGGAGGAACTGTAATAGGTAGTATTTCTGCGTATGTACCTGACTTGACAACAATAGTTGCGGCCTGTCCGCTGACTGCTTGAGTGGCTTTTTGTATACTAGCAAACGCTGAGTTAATGCTAGTACCAGTGTTTGTATCTGATCCTTCTGGTGTAACATAATAAACTAGGCCAGTTACACTGGGCAATGTCCACGATGGAATACCGCTCGAGCTAACTGTTAGTACTTGTCCAGTTGAACCAATACCTAAACGCTGATTAGCACCACTGTTGTAATAGGTAATGTCACCAGCAGTAGTGTTGGCACTGTTGCCCTGTGCCATTAACTGCCAGTAACTGGCCGCTAGATCTGTTGCAAATGATGATCCGCTAGTATTAGCTGTCACGCAAATATAGCTTGAGCCACTATTGCTTACAGCATCGTTGATCTGATAGGCAGTACTGGTGGTCCAAGCGCCGCGCCAGTTTACTCTTAATTTTCCTAGGTTTATTGTGGTTACACTCATAAGATTTCCATTATTCTAATATTTAGCTGGCAAACGTAGCTATAAGGTTTCCGTTACTGTCTAAACTGTAGGAATACTGCGATGTGCCTACATCATAGGTTACGTAGGTGCTGTTTACACCGTCTGTTGTCATGGTTATATTGGTATCGTCAATTTTGCTGTAGATCAAGTTCTTGTTTGCATCAAAACTAAACGCATGAACTACAATATTATCGCTGATATTTCCGCTACCATCAACTTTTAATCCACCTGCGGCAGGCACAATAACGCTACCCGAAGTTGAGCTGGTTGCTACAGGTGTGCTGGTAACTGAAATAGTACCATCGCCTGCCACTGCAATACCGCTACCAACTTTAACACCACCTAATTGTGTTCCAGATGCAACTGCTAGTCCTATCGTGCCTGCTGTCCCACCTGATAAAACCAAGGTTAAGCCGCTGGTCGCTGGCGCTGGAACAATAACACCGCCTAAGACTGTATTTGTGGCGGCTCCAACTGGGGCTGTAATTGTAATATTTCCGCTGCCATCAAAACTGATACCGTTAATGGTTACAGGAGTAGCCAGCTTGGTAGCTGTGGCCGCAGTGCCCGACAGCACAAATGTTTTAATTGTTGCAAGTGAGGCTTGTTCACTGGTTAGTGTACCACTTACGTTCTGTACAATCGCAGTTATTTCCGAGCCTGTTAACGCACCTGCAACTGGTAAGTCGGTAAACTTTTGTGACATTTATTATCCTAAGACAAAGTAATAACCGGTTCCGCCGGCTACTAGAGTTTCTAATTCTTTATCTAACTTTTCTAATTCTTCTTTACCAGCACTGAGTAGTGCTGTTCCGTTTAACTGTATCGAGCTTTGCGGCCCTGCGATTGACGCAAACTTGCTACGTGCTTCGCCTAACATCATTTTAGCTGTAGCTAATGTGTAGTCTTTTAACCATTGTTTAGCGTAAGTGTCTTGCAACAGGACCCAGTCAGGGCGGAAGTTGTAACTTTGCACTAGAATCTGTTCGCCTTGTGCGAAAGGACGTTGTAGTATGTTTAATATGTGTGTAGTAGGTTTCCAGACAAATTCTATGTATGAACCAAACATACGACCTACTAATTTTTGGTATCCTGCAAACATGTCATATGTTGCTAGGCCGCCCATCATGCTACCTGACATCAAATATGTATTTGTATATGCCAAGTTAAAGGGTTCAAACAAAGTACCACCAGCGCCAATACCGGTACGGCTACCGATAGCGCGGCGAAATACTTGACGAACTGTAATAACTTCATCCGGTAATCTGTATTCATTTTGATCCTGTATCAGCTCTAAAAACATATAGCTTTCTTCTACAGCATTAGGGCTACGTTGACGATAGCGATTGATCGCTCGATCTAGCGCAGTTTCATAGTGCGCAGGGTCTAATTCAACTTCAACCATGCCGTCGCCCAGCATAAGTTTGACATAATCAAATACTTTATTACGTTCTGCTGTGGAATTTGACGTTACTGACGGTGCTAGATCATCCATATTTTTGCTCTCCAAGTATATTTATCCTAGCTAAATATGATTATGCCACGATTATCTTTATATAAACCAGAAAAAGGGCTTGATTACAAGTTCATGGACCGTCAGGCCAGTGAAATGTTTCAAGTTGGGGGTACTGATCTGTACCTGCACAAATACCTAGGGCCTAACCAAGGTATTACACAAAGCGTAGATCAGCCCGTGTACGGTACACAAAATGTGACCAACATACAGGATTTGTTGTTCTTAGAAAATCGAGATCGTGCTTATGACTCGCAGATCTACAGATTACGAGGACATTACAGCGTGTCGAACATTGACTTTAACCTAAGTCAGTTTGGCCTGTTTATTGACAATGACACAATCTACATGACTGTGCATATCAATGATATTATTAATACTATAGGTCGTAAACCTATTTCAGGCGATGTATTTGAATTGCCGCATTTGCGTGATGATTTTGCACTCAATAATTTCAGCGTAGGACTGCCTCGCTATTATGTTATTGAAGATGTAGGTCGTGCTTCAGAAGGTTTCAGTTCTACTTGGTATCCACATTTGTACAGATTAAAGTGTAAGAAGGTAGTAGACAACCAACAGTTTGCACAGATCTTTAATCAGCCAGCAGTTGATGCCAACGGTGATCCAGTGGCCAACACTACTCTGCGCGACCTATTAAGTACGCACAACCAAGAGCTGTCTATTAACGACACTGTTGTAGCACAAGCTGAAGCAGATGCTCCTAAGAGTGGTTACGAAACTAGACAGTTTTACACACTAGCTGTGGATGATAAGGGTGTTCCAGTATTAGAAACTGCCGATGATGCTACTATAGATGCCAGCACAGTTGGTAATGTTACAGCAGATGCCACTGTAGGCATACCTCCACGCACTGGTTATACCGGTTATCTTATCGGCGATGGATATCCGCAGAACGGATATGCGTTTGGGTTCGGTATACAGTTTCCGGCGGCACCTACAGACAATGACTTTTTCCTACGCACAGATTTTATGCCCAACAGATTATTCCGTTTTGACAGCACTCGTTGGGTCAAAGTAGAGGATGCTGTACGCATGAACATGACAAACAATGACACTCGCAATACTCTTAAAACAGGATTTATCAACAATACTGCGGCCACCTACAATGATGAAGTTGCTACAGGATTTAGTCATAATCCTACGCCAATTACTGGTGAGCCTAATGGCTATATCACAGCTGGCACTAGTGTAATATTCACACTAATACCTTATACCACAGCACCTTATGTTGTATTAAAATTAGATACACAGGTATTAGACTTTGATACTACCGTCTATTCCAGTATGCTCAGTGCCTATAATTATACTGATCCAATTGGCGTAGTATCATCTAAATTAAAAATTACATTACCAGTAGTCAACACAGTACAACAAACTATTCCATATTCGGGAGTTTGGTCTGTAACATTGTATAACTACAAAGAAGCTCAACGACAAAGCCTGTCTTCAGCTCTTAAACCTAAGGCGGATTTCTAATGTTATGGTTTTATGATGGTCAGATTAGAAGATATATCACACAGACAATTCGTGTGTTCAGTAACTTTACGGTCAAATATGGTGACGGTACTCTAGTACGTGTTCCTGTTATGTATGGAGATGCTGATCGTGCTGTGGCCAGTATTATCCGTAACAACTCAGAAAATAAAGTTAACTCGGTACCACGTATTAGTGTTTATATAAGTCAGCTGGCATTAGATCGTGAACGCACTAGCGATGCTACTTTTGTTAGTAAAATGCATTTCCGTGAAAGAGACTTTGATCAGTCTGGCGCAAATTATACCAGCGGTCAAGGACGTAATTATACTGTAGAACGCTTAATGCCTACTCCTTTCAAGTTAACTATGAAAGTAGACATTTGGACTGCCAACACTGATCAACGATTACAAATACTAGAACAAATATTGGTGTTGTTTAATCCTAGTTTAGAATTACAAACCACTGATAACTATATCGACTGGACCAGTTTGAGTGTATTAAACCTTACAGACATTAACTGGGATTCAAGAACTGTTCCTGTAGGTGCAGATACTCCAATCGATGTTTCTACACTAACTGTAGACACGGGCATTTGGATCAGTCCGCCAGTCAAAGTCAAACACCTTGGCGTTATCACTAAGATTGTTACCAGCCTTTGGGGCTCGACAGACACTTCACCTACTGGCTATATCGAAGGACTTGGAGAAGATCCGGCAGGATCTATAGGAACTAGCAGTTTCTCTGATCTACTAGCTGAAAATATCACGACTATTACTGACTACATCCTACAAGTTTATAATGGACAAGCAGTTATACTCAGCCCAACAGAAGGATTTACACCGCGTGAACCTACTCTAGATATACCTGTTCGTAATGGTGCTCCGATTGATTGGAACATAGCACTTGGCCAATATCCTGGAAAATTCACAGCAGGCTCAAGTAGATTGTTCTTAACACAAAGCAACGGCACAGAAATAGTTGGAACTGTAGCACTAAATCCAGTTGATTCAACTATTATGATTGTCAACTGGGACCGTGATACACTAGTGTCTAACACTGGTATAGACAGTTCAGGTGTATTTGATTATATGGCAGGTTATAATGCGGCCGGAAGCTATCGACCTAACAGTCCTGGAACATTTGATGCTATTATCAACCCGTTAACCTACACTCCAACAAGTCCAGCTGCCGGTACTAGATATCTGATTATTGAAGATATCGGTTCAACTGCTAACATTAAAGACAATCAATGGACTGGCGCAACACCTGGAGCGTCTGCTACAAACTATTCATCAGTATGGGGAATACTAGTCGCTAAGGCCAACGATATCATAGAATATACAGGCACAGGATGGCATGTTATATTTTCACATGCTCAAGAAGCAAGTACCATGGTGTGGCAAACTAATATATACACTGGAGTACAGTATCTATGGAACGGAGTTTCATGGACAAAGAGCTTTGAAGGTGAATATCCTACAGGATCATGGAGACTAGAGTTATAACAGAACGCATAGTATGTAGCGGAGCATTGTTCTACGCTAAATCTACACGACGTTTCTTGTTATTACAAAAAGCCCATGGCAAACACGAAGGCACCTGGGGGCTTGTAGGTGGTACTACTATCGAGGGAGAAACACCTTGGCAGGGTCTACAACGCGAAATACAAGAAGAATTAGGCTTTGTTCCTTCAATAATTAAAACTATTCCGTTAGAAACATTTGTAAGTAATGACAATGTTTTTAATTTCCATACTTATTTGTGCGTAATAGAAAACGAATTTATCCCAACTCTTAGTGACGAACACTCTGCTTGGGCTTGGGCAATAATGGATCGTGCTCCTAAACCATTACATCAAGGCCTGCGTAATAGTTTTTCAAATAAAACTATAAGAACTAAACTACAAACTGTGTTTGATCTCGTTGATCTAATATAAAAAAAGGACCCGAAGGTCCTTTTTTATTGGGTTCTAATTAGATTAGAAACCGCGTGTGTACTCTAGAGCAACACCATTAGTCTTTTCGTCACCGCGTTTTTGGAAGTACTTGACTTCAACTAAGTCTTTCTTAGTAACGTCATAACCGAAACCAGCTTTCCAAGTGCGTGTTAGATAGTTGTTGTTATCTGCAAATGAATCACGGAATCTCCAACTAGCTAACGCAGACAATTTGTCAGTGATAAAGTATTCAGCTTTTGGTTCTACTGTGTAGTAGCCAAAGTCTACTGTGTTACCAGCAGAATTAACACCGTTGAATACTTCACCTAGACCCAAACGTCCACCTAGGTGCAAGCCTGGGTAAACTTCATACAATTTTTGAACACGAGCTTCTGCTGTATTCTCAATTGGGTTTTTATTACCGCTAACAGAACCATCATCACGGCTAGCACCTACTTGAATGTCGGCTTTAACACCGTTGTCAAACTTGACATATGGTGCAATCTTGATTGTGTTTGTCATTGTGTTTGGGGATTGTGTGCCACGCTCACGTTCAAACTCAGTGCTGATACCTGTTTCAGCTAGTGCTGTACCGCTCAATAATGCGGCAAAAATTAATGTTAACATCTTATTCACTTATAAATCTCCTTAATTAAGTGTAACTCTGTCATTTTACAGGAATGTAAAAACTCCTGCAACCGAAACGAGCAATAAAGCCCATCCGATTAGTGCTGTGTAGTAAGTAGTAAGAGTTGTTCCAAAATAACGCTTACCAATCATTACACATTCGTGCATTGGGGTCAGCAAGTAACCACAATAGTCTAATGCAAAGAACCAAAGTAGGTATTCCCTACCAAAGGCACTTGTCATTAGCACAGTCAGTGCGGCAAATTTGCCGTCACTGCCCATTGAGAAACTGGCTAAGAATGTTAGTAAACTGATAAAGAACACACCTTTAAATGTGTGCATATCTAATCCTATGCTCTTAACAGCTTCTTCAATCCAAGCGCGATGCTCTTGCATATATCCCGAGCTCGCAAATACTACAGCAACGATAGCCACTGTAGTCCAATTAATATAACTGTTTAACTTTTTAATATCAAACGATCGAGTGATTAGTATATAATATACTAGTAATGCACCAAATACTGGAAATACTGCTTCGGGACCTTCGCCGCCCATCAGCATATAGGCCACAATGGCTGCCAAGAATGGCAGTGTATTTTTTGCAAAGTCTAAGAATCCTGTAGACTCTGGACATTCTGCAATCACTACTTCGTTCTCATCTACCGCTAACCAACAGTACAGTACAATAAACAGGAAGCTGACAGCAATCAATGGCGCCAGCATGCCTAACCATGCGGCATATCCAATACCAAAAGCCGCCATAGGTAGCAGTACGGGTTTTTCAATCGGACTCCACATGTAAAAATGATGAGTGGTTAAGAAATCGATAATACCTAATTTTTTGCGGCTGGCATTATCACCGTTCACGCCAGTCGCCGTATCTAATATACCTGCTGACACTGTAGCACGACCTTCAATTGGCAGTATACCCGATACGAAACTCAGCAACATGATAACTAATCTGTTACTCTTAAATTTACTTTTTAAAAATCCATAGGTACCGGCAAATAGATTTTGTTCTTTAGCTATACCGCTAACTACCATGATCGATATTAAGACAAAAAGATAAATCTCGTCATCTAAATAATTAAAAATTTCCACTATTTTTTCTCCAAATTTCCAGCAACACTGATTCGTGTGCCAGTGCCTCTATTTTTACTTACCGAATGATTCATCCATCCTGGAAAGATTATGAGTGATCCTTCTTCTGGTGCGATTGAGTGCCTAAACCTATCTAAAAACCAAAATGTCAATGCGCCTGCACCTGGGGGTATTTGAACATAGTAAGTCCAAGCAAATGGACTATCTCCATGATGATGAGTGTTAGTACTTTCTAATGGACGATGTATTTGCCCCCATTGACTAGTATTGACCAGTCCTTTTTCAGCGGCTATTTCATTTACTAGATTTACTAGTTTTAATCCTTCACTGCCTTCTGGTATTTCAAACAGACTGTCTTCGCTAAGACCGCTATTGGGATCTTGGCTTACTCTAACGTCTATATGTTGTAGCACTTCTTTAGCCAGTTTACTGTTGTCTATGCCAGACAACATATACTTTCTAGCAGTTAATTCTAGCAGAGTAATATCTTCTATAAATTTAATCATTAGTTTATATTAAACGCTATACTAATGCGCTCATGATCAGTTTCATTCATTTCTACCCTGTGAGTTAACCAGCAGGGAAACAGTATTAATCTTCCAGCTTTAGGAGGAAATTTTAAACTTTCTTGCGGACTTTCATCTGCTGGAAACGCACCCATGTGCATCAATGGATTGGGATTCTGTAATTTTAAATTACCATCGGTTTCATTAGTTTGATAATAGTAAGTTCCTGCTATTCTAGTGTAAGGATGTACATGATCAAAATGTGTTCCTCCTCGACTGCTGAGATTAAACCAAGATCCCCCGAACTGAAAAGGCGGACCTTTATAATTTATAGCAACTGTATAGTCATCCACAGCTCGACGTATTGCCTGTTTTAAATTTATTAGATTATATTTGGCAATGTCGTGCGCATTACCGTTACCCCAAAAGAAGGTAGTCAGCATTGCACCTCCGGTTATAGCAGGTGTAGATCTGGATCTAATCTGCGGAAGTACCTGCTCAATTTCAGCTTGTACAGTTTGAAGTTCGTCTCCTTCGAGATCGCGTACAAAAACAGGAGTAGGAAACCAATATTCAACAGGCATAATTACTCCAAATTAAATGCGATACTGATTCTTTCATGATCAGTTGTGTTTATATTAACTCTGTGAGATAACCAACTAGGGAATAACAATAGTCTACCTACAGCAGGTCGATAACTTACTGCATCTATATCAGTACCATCTGCTGGAAAATAACTAAAATTAATATTAGGATTAGGATTTTGAAAACGTATTTTACCGTCGTCACCATTGGACTGGTAATAGTATACTCCGCTTATGCGACTGCGAGGATGGCTGTGGTCATACTGAAAGCCGCCTTTTTTACAAAAGTTAAACCAACTTTCGCTCATTTTAAAAATCGGATTTGGATAGTTTATTTCTCTAGCGTATTCTTTTATAGCCCACCCCACTGCCTCTTTAAAGATGTCTAGTTTGTATGTTTCTACATCGTTAACTTTTTCAAAATTAAATGTTGTTGTTACTGCATCGCCCCATGGGCTTGCATTTTCTTTACTACGAACATCTGGCAATACTTTATCAATTTCATCTTGTATTTTATTCAAAGCAATACCCGAAAAATTATGAGCAAATATTGGCGTAAAGAAGACATTTTGTATCATGGAATATTTAGTGAAGTAAATACAGGTGATGAAAATTTTAAAAAATCTTATTAGTCCAAGTGATTGTGCAGAATTGGACAAGAGCATTAGAGCTAGAGAACGCCCTATTGGAGATCGATTAGTACCAAAAAGTTTCAGCGCCTATGCGTTATTAGAAACTGAACAGTTACTTGTAAAATTAACTCCGCAGATTAGTAATATAGTTCAAAAAGAATTATATCCAACTTATAGTTATTCGAGAATATATTATACAGGTGCTACGATGCCTCTGCACACCGACCGTAACGCCTGCGAATACAGCATGAGCTTATGTGTGGGAGGAGAAAGTTGGCCCTTGTGTTTTCAAGACCGTGATCCGGTATTGCTTGGAATAGGCGATGCTGTATTATATCCTGGAATAGAACTTACTCACTGGCGTGAAGAATACAAAGGTACAGGATGCACACAAGTATTTTTACACTGGGTAGATGCTAACGGATCTTATGCAGAGTGGAAATATGATCGAAGACCTGCTATAGGAACACTTGAAAGTGATAAATTTTACTGGGGTAAAAGCTGACAATCCCAAGCAATAACTCTACGCTGTCCTGTGCCTTGCCAAGGATACACTAAATGCGGTATCCAACTTGGAAATATCAACATTGTTCCTACACTAGGTGTTACATGTACAAATCTCGAAGCTTTGGGATTTGAAGTAGCATCAAATAAAAAACTTATACAGCCGTCAGTTTCGGCGCTATTGTCATTAAATGCAGGAACTTCTAAATATAAATTACCAGAAATCGATCCGTAAGGATGAGTGTGAGCTACTTGATAACTGTTTTCTGGTTGAGTAATAGTCCAGCAGTTGGCTATTTTAGGCACTAGGTCTTCAGCATCTATGCCTGCACTTAATTGATATTCTCTAGCCTGTTGTTCAATCCAATTAACTAACCAATTCCTATCTTCAACACATGGCCATACTCTACGTTGCTCACCGCCTCGGATAGTAAGATAATCGTTTACAGGATAATCTTCTACAGTAGAACTACGTGTAAACAAGTCTCTACTAAGTTGATCGGCCTTAACTAGTATATCCTGCTCAACTTGTATTCGAGCTATGGGTATGGGATTAAAAAATTTACAGTGGATCGTTGACATAACTATCTATCACTAAGATACTACGCTGACCTTTACAAGGTTTTGAATTGTGAATCAAATATGCAGGCATACTCATCCACTCGCCTGGTTTTAAAGTAATTGTTTCTGCGAAATTGATTCCTTGCGCCATAGCCAACTGTCTAGGTTCTTGCAGGATTATTTCGCCGGTGCCCTGCAGATTTATAATTGTAGTGACAACTTTTGCAATACCTACATTATGAAAATGTGGATCTTGATATCCGCCGTTATCATATTCGACTGCCCAGATATTTTTTAATCTTGCAAATTTAATTTCTTCCTTAATTTTATTAATTTCAGGATGTAATAATCCTAGCCAATCAGGTTCGGGTTCACCGTATTTAAAAATATATTGCCAGCCATTTTGTGTGGTAGATTCTACAGCACCATCGGGGTCAAGTTCTCGTTCAAATTTAACCCACTCATTATACATTTTAATGATTTGATCTGATAATTCAATGCGGCCATGCCACGTGGGTGTAACAAATCTAGCTTGCTTCATGTTTGTAAATCGTATTTTTTAAATACTCGTAGAGTGTGGGCTCCATATCAGTGGCTGCCTTCCAATAGGTCTTTTTCTTTTCAAGTATTTTAAAAGTTTCAGCATAGACCTTTTTATAGTCAACCCCATCTCTATTTTGTTTTAACTGTATTGCTGTAGGATCTAGAATCATGTAGTTCATACCAATGCTAATTCTAGTAATGCCTGCACTTACAGGAGCGATACCTGAAAACATTTTCCTATGCTGTAGATCATAAAATCCTTGGAAGGGTTGAGGTTTTAAGCTAGGTAATCCTGGACTATAGGTTCTATCTCCGTTAGCAATCCAATAGTTTGTATCGTTGCGTATGCTGAGTGCATAGTGCAATGCTACAAATTCTGCAAAGTTTCTAAAAATCTGTAGGCAACTGGCATTGTAGACATCGATATCCCACTGTTTGACTGCTGGCCGATCTAGTGTTTTAATCAATTTAAATAGAAATTCATGTACTGTGAATAATCCGTTACTTTCTAAAGGTTCTATAAACCCAGCACTAAGACCGATAGCTACAACATTCTTTACCCATGTGCGATTGTGTATACCTACACGCATAGAGATATCTCGATATTCTAATACATCGACTTGTTCTCTTGTTTTAGGACAAGCAACTTTATCGCTCATTAGATGTTGTTTAAATTCTTCCAATGCCTGTTCTGGTGTAACATACTTGTCGCTATAGACATATCCAGTACCGAGACGGCTCCATAGAGGTATATTCCAAACCCAGCCGTGTTCTATAGCAGTACAATTTGTATAAGGTTCTAATTCTAATTCTTTATTTTGATAAGGTAATCGAGTAGCCCATGCACGATTGTTAGGTAACATGTCTTCGTAACTGTCAAATGGTTCTCGCATAGCACCTGCAAGTAACATGCTTTTCCAGCCTGTGCAATCTACAAATAAATCTGCGGTAATGTATTCACCGCCGTCTAATACTAGACCTTCAATTCCATCAGAATTAGATTCTATGTCAACTACTTCGTTAGAAATATGCACCACTCCTTTAGGGATACAATAGTGTTCACGTAACCACGCACCAAATTTTGTAGCATCAAAATGGTAGGCGGCATGCCATTTAGGATCAAACTTGTGAAAAAATCCTTGACTGTTAGTGCTAAACTTGTTGGCATCTAGCAAATACCCAGTAGGATAGTAACTATGTACAAAATCTTGTACAGGAGTCTCTGGATAAAGAGCTTTTTTATAATACCAATCCTGTATGCCATCTACTGTATCGTCTAGTACAGGTTCACCAAAGGGATAATGAAATCCTCCTGAATCTTTTTCGTAAAAGTCTGTAAACTTGATACTGAGTTTATAACTAGCATCTGTATAAGCCATAAACTCTTGTTCGTCAATTTCTAAAAATTGTAGATAATCGTTAATCTGTGCGATCGTGCTTTCACCGACACCTACGATTGGTACTGTAGGACTTTCAATGACTGTAATTTGTTTATTAGGAAACGCCTTGATTAAAATAGCCGCAGTCATCCAGCCAGCACTACCGCCTCCGACTACAGTGATACGATCTACAGGCTTTATCATTTTATCCCAAACCAATGTTTAAGATACATGGCTTTCATGAGATTACGTTTGAAATTAAAACTTAGACTAAAGAAATATTCTCTACGCTTTAACCAACTGTGAGCTTTCTGGTCGCCGACTACAACTTCCATTTTAAATTTTTCATCAGTCATTGGTATTAACTGTAGAATAGGTGTGCCAGCTTTAAGCAAAAATCGATCATTTAGCACTTTCCACCACACCTGCGGATTTATTTCTGTACTTAAACTTGGATCTAGTATACCCATGTTATGTTCAAACGCAAAATCATCTCCATAGGGAATTGGAATCGCCATAAATTTTACACCTGGAGGTGCAATAATATGCCACGGAGTGTTAAATTTAATAATGCTACGCAAGCATCCCGGACGAGGCGGAAAGGGAGCGGCAATTTCATTGGCCATGTGTCCTGACACTAGATGCCCGCCATACTTTTCTGCTAGAGACTCGCTAGGAATAGTCCATTTGAAATTTTCCATATCCCCGTTAGTTTCTATCATAACGTCCCATGGCATTGGTACGATATAGCCTGTGCTCATTAGATCAAAAATACCGGGACAGCGGTACACATCAACAAATTGTTTTCCTTGTGATTGTTCTAGTTTTCTAAGGTACATCTTCCTAGCACCTTCTACCCAGTCAGGCTTATAATCCTTAGCTTCTATAATAGGATAGGCTTCTTCCATTCCCGGTATTGTTGTAAAAAATGTTATTTTTCTCATGCTCTAATCCTAATATTAAATGCTAAATTTATTCTGTCTCGGTTAGACAAGTTAGGTTCCACTTCGTGTGCCATCCAACTTGGCCATATAACTAAATCACCATCCTTGGGCGCAAAACTAAAGTCTCGCATAAACGGGCTAGTCTTGCCGCAATCTCCTAGTAGATTCGCAGGATTAGGAAATCTTAGATCTCCGCAATCAGTAGCTTGTAGATAGTATACTCCGGAAAAATCATCTTCTTTATGGGTATGCATAGTATTCCTACTACCTGGCGAGTTTATATTGACCCAAGCTACTAAATTTGGATTAGGTGTTTTTTCAATTGCTCTAAAGACAGGATCCTCCTTGTTATAGAATATCACAGCTTCAAGCAATAATACACTAATTTCATATGAAAGCCAACCTATATTTTTTAAAGGAAAGTCCATTCTAAAGCAACCTGGATTGCTAAATTCCATTGTTGGGCTAGATTGCGCTAGTGTATGTATTTGATTTAAAAGTGCTTGGCGATCTGTAAGACTGCCTACATCTGATTGTATAAAAATATCGGATCTAAACAGTGGTTCTCTAGTCATTACTCAACACTATACCAGTCTTTTAAAAATGCATAATGGTTAGGGAACATTTCTTTTACTAGAGCAACTCGTTGACTTTGGCTGTTGGTAAAATATTCAGCATACTTTTCTACATCTCCAAACAGTTTCTTTTTATGGCCGTCATAAACTCCGCCTGCATTGAGTACACTGAACCAATGTCCTACATGGAAACTACTAGTTGGATGTATAAAGAAATCTCTATTAGGGCTTGGTACAAACTTTTCTACAAAGTCTAAAACCTTTTTAGGAATCATATCAGGCATCTGTTGATGTATGTTATTCCAAAACGGTGTATCATTCTTAGTGCTAAAGTGATAGTGAGCCCATACAAAGGCTACGATTTCCCAGAACATGAGATCGTAAATTTCGTTAACTTCATTTTTAAGAGGTTGGCTCCAAACGCCATGTGTTCTATTCAACCCTTCAGTGATCATTTCAACCGCTTTAGTGGTAAATGTAATGCCTGTGGCTTCTAATGGCTCAACGAATCCGGCCGCTAATCCAACTCCCATGACATTTTTATAAGCTACCCGGTTGTGTATTCCACACTTCATATTGAGTATACGTGCCGGCGCTGAGAATTCATTTACTTTCTCACGTAGTTCTTTTTCAGCATCTTCATCGCTAATAAATTTACTACTGTATACATAACCGTTTCCTTGTCTTGTATAGATAGGAATAGTAAACATCCAACCTGCGTTCATAGCAGTAGCACTGGTATATGGAACACACTCAGCTTCTGGATCAGTATATTGAGTCTGTAAGACTACTGCACGATCACAAGGTAGTATGTCAGTGACGCTGGTAAATGGTATTCCCAGTTTCTTTTCTAACAATATTGATGCAAAGCCACTGCAATCTAAATATAGATCGGCAACATACTTGTTGCCAGCACCGTCTACTAGTGCAGTAATCCCGTCATCGTTTGTTTCAACATCTTCAATTTTAGTGTTAATATAGTTGATACGATCAATAATTAGGTCTTTAATTGCTTTGATAATTTCATAGGCGTTAAAATGCACAGCGCCAAATTGTCTATAACCGGTTTGTGCGTAGTTAGTGTCCATACCAGCAAGTTTAGGACTTTTATTAGCTAGAGCTAGTTGATAAGCTGGCAGCCAATCAAAGAATTCTTTCTTGTCACGTCCTAAAAAATAATCTGTAGTATACAAGTCCGGAGCAATAACTGTATTTTCAATAAAATCATTGTCAACAAAATAGTTTTCAGGTGTCCACCCTTTGAAATGCACACCTAATTTAAAAGCCGCTTGACTTGGCTTCATCCATGACTTAGGATCAAGTCCGCAGTCAAATAAGAATCTAGCGGTGGCAGGTTGCGTTCCTTCACCTACACCAATTGGGCCCATGTCTGTACTTTCTATTAGTGTAACTTCGCAAGGAAATTTTAAGTTTCTAGTGATGTATGCGGCAGTTAGCCAGCCGCTTGTACCACCACCGAATATAATAATTTTTTTAACTTTTGTTATGCTCATTTTCTAATCACCAGTACGTATAATCCGTTCCACCACTCTTTTCCATTTTCTTCGCTGTTTAACAATAGTTTTTTATAGGTTATGCGAGCACCTGCATCGTACAATGCCGCTACAGTGCCATCTACAGTTTCCTTCCAGTTGGCATCGTCAATGACGATAATTGCTTCTTGGGCCAGTGTACTGTAGTATAAACTGATTGCATCGTAGGTTGTTTTATAATCATGAGGACCGTCATAGAAAAACATCTGTATTGTTTCATACATGTCTGCCGTTTGAACATCAAACATGTTTGATTCAATAATTCTAACATTGCTATTACCAACATACGGAGTAATATTTTGTTCAAACTGAGCTCTGCTGTTAGGCGGGAGTTTTAGTTTATTGTTTTTATCTTGTACATTTTCAGTCCAGGTATCGATAAATGTAGCGTTCAGCGGATTATTTTCAAGTACTGCCGCGGCTGTTGCTCCAAGGTAACTACCTATTTCTAAATAACTACCAACACCAGAAGCTAGATGATTCAACAGTGTCTTAACACGTGGACTAGTTAGCCCCGGAATATCATTCCAAATTTTAGGAATACCTGATTGATGAATAGCCTCAGCTACATGTTTAACTAACGGACTATAGTCTAAGTCGCTTTTACGATCGTATACTTTATCGCAATAATGACAGTCCCAGCAGTCAAATTTACAATTTTTAATTTTTTCACGCCATAGTTCGATAGGTTTGCCAGTCATACCTGTTTCATCTGCCCATTGCATAAATCCTGGAGCAAGTATTTCTTCTCCTCCTACATATTTTTCAATGTAAGATAGCGTATCTAACAAGCGTTGATTGTCCTCACGGCCGTGCATTTTAAACACATCAATTCCTAATTCATCGAGATATTCATCCCAGTCAGCTCGCCACGGACTTAGGTTGGCAGTTTTAAGAGGAACTGAACTATCAGTTACTTCCCACTTGGGACAGCTAACACGACTAATTGGATCGTTGAAATACTGCGGTGATTCGGCATTTCTAATATTGTTATAATGGAAATGTTCTTCCATCATTGAACAATTACCTAGACAGCCTTCGTTGGCTAGCAGGCTGATAGTAATGTCTTTGCCCATAGTTTCTTTAATATACA